TCGCCAATCGTTGAAAGCGTTGGCCAGTAGTAATCATAGATTGTTTCTCTACTAAACATTCTGTTCAGTCCTTGTTGGTATGTTAAATCTGTTCTAACAGATACCATACCTATTACTATTGTGTGTTCTGTGAAACTCTTTGTAAAAGAATGGCCACTAAGTACAGTTGTTCCTATGGCCGATAAGTTACCTTGTGGTGTTGTTGCGTCAGTTGACGATGTTTGTGCGACCGGGCTTATATTTACCGGTGAGCTTCCTCCCCCAAGAAATTCTGGTCGTTGTAATCTAGCATCTGGGCTAGTTACATTGAAGTGATTTTTTATTACTTCGATATAACGAGAACCACCGCGAGCTTGGATTTCTAAAAATTTTTGTGTTGCGAATGCAAGTCTTAGTTGGTTAATTGTTGCCGCTGTTGCGTCTGTTAAATCAGCTGATAAACCATCTAGGTATTGTACTGGTGCGCTTGACCCAGTATCAACACTTGTTGCTAATTCACCACCACCAGCGAATACAGTTGCGTTAACTGAATTAGATGTAATTTGAAAATTACCGTCTGCTTGGATGGGTGCTGTAGTACCTAATGGTATTGTTACGTCTGCGCCTTTTTGTGGCCATGGTAATGCTGATGTAAAATAATCGTGTTTTTTACCTCTGTTTAATAATGCATAAGTTGTTGTATCTGGACCACTAGTTGTATCTAAAGTTTTTGGTGCTTGAAGGTTTTCATCTCTGAACCAGTCGTTCCAGACGAGCGTATACGCTCGGTGCCATAGTGCACTGAATTCTAATCCTCCTATTTTTGTTGGTATTCCGAAGTAATCGGACAGTGATGCTTCTGCTTCTCCACTGCCACCCGCTGTAATTGTCGGTGGTACTGGCGCTGCGACTGTAAAGTCGGGAGTTCCGTCAAGTCTGTCAGAACCAGCTGCTTTGTATGTTTTTGTTTCTCCCATAAATTCTTCGAAATCGTCCCAAACAAGTCGTACTGGTACTGCGAAGAAATGGGTATCCATAAATGCGTTATCCATAGTTGGATGAATTGGTGTTGCTAATCTGCTAAATGCAGTGAGATTACATGAAAATGTATCTCCGGGCAATGCTTCGTCTACATATATAGGAACTAATTCGCCGGCATTGAATGTGGTTTTTAGCCCATGACTCCTATCAAATGTTGAACGTTGTATATCGGCGTGTGGTACTTCGCTGAACTGATGTTGTTGCGCTGAACCGATTCTAGTATTGTATTTGTGAGGGTTTTTCATGGGCATGTTATTTCCTTATTTTTTGTTTTTTTTGAATTGTATCACATGTTCATGTGCTTTTGCAATACATGTGGGTTCTTCCGGTGTTAATTCTCCGGTTGTAGTTTCAAATGTGCCAATTCGCCATAGCGAATAATCCTCGGGATTTTTGGCAATTTGTGTTTCTTCGTTCGCCATATCTGCGAACTGTCTTAACGCTATTGCGTCGTTTTCCAAGCTATAGTCTTGGTGGTATGCTTCAAGTGCTGAATCATATATTGTATATTTACATAGTTTCATAGTTTATTCCTTTTATATAGAGCCATTTTGGCTTTGTGTGTACGCTCTTGAAAAGCAAGAGCTTCGGGTGTACGTAAATGGGCTGTTTTTTCCATTTCCTGTTTACGTATTTCTTTTATTGCTTCTAATTCTTGCTTATGTGTACGTTCGTATATTTTATCATAAGCTTTAGGTGGTCGTATTTTACGACCTTTAATTGTTATATAATCAGATGGATATACATCATCTTTATAATGGGTGAGCCAATCGCTCGCTATGCCGGGCTTTCGGCTCATAAGTGAAAATTCTTGTTGTCTGTGTGTCCGATATTCTCCTGTTTTCGGACATACTGGATTTTCAATTTGGTAGTGCTCGTCCTTTTTCTTGCCGTTTATTTTTTTTTGTACGTAATTTGCTACGTACGCGGCTGAATCAAAAGTTACTTCTCCCCATGATACGAATCCAATCGGTTCGTATGTTTCTGTTTTTTTATCATAGTGAGACCATGCGTCTTGCAATTCTTGAGAAAAATATAATTTATTTTTTCCATTTGATATATCTGCATCTTTTTTAAAACTGCAATTGAATAGTATTGCATGGTAATGTGGTCTTTCGTTTTTTTCTCCGTATTCTCCACAAGCGTAGAAACGGAGTGGATTATCTTTAGTCGAGTGTTTTTTCTTGCGTAGACGTTTCATAAATTTCTGAAAGTCTTCTTTTATTAATGTGTTATGTGGTGGAAGCCATTTATCATTATATGTTAATGTTATAAATGTACTGTATTTATGTTTTTTTTTCCACCATTGTTCCTCGTGGGCTATTCTTATTGCCCATTGTCTCGAGTATTCTGTTCTACATCCCGTGCATTTGCCGCACGGTATTGTGAGTGGTTCTTGTAGATGATGTGTTTTTTCGGATATCCACTTACCTGTGGATGATTTGTATCCGTCTAGTGGGTGAAAACATGGCATAGTTGTTCTCCATTGGTTATAGTCTAATTCCGCCTCTCATTGGGCGTGAGCTTCTTAAAGAGTTTTTTCTGTGTGTTCTCGCGGCTGTGCGTGAAAACATTCTCTTTGATTTTTTATAGTTCATCTTTCTTGGTCTTCTCATTGTTATCTCTCTCCGTAGTTATAATCTCTAGTTTTTTTCACTCGTTCCACCCTAGCAGGTGTCACTCGTTAGGATTGTATCAAGTAGACAATCCTTCTGCCGCGTCGGACTCGTCCTCCTTGCCTGCGGCGAGAGACGTAGTCTTCTCGTCCGCTTCTGCTTGTAAAGCTTGAGCTAAACGCTCGTTTTTAACAGCTAAACCCCATTCTTCCATTTGTGGAAGGTTATCGGGATTTTCTGCAAAATTTAGAAAGCTATGCATTTCATTGTTGAAGGTAGCCTTCACATGTTCCGGTAATTCTTCAAACAATGTTTTTGCTGTTGCTAGTGTATTTTGCATTTCTTGGAAATCCACTTCTGATACGTCTCCGTATTGTGGGTTTGCGTTTGTTTTTGGCATAATTCCTGTTTCCATGAATTGTGCTAGTATTTTGTTAATATCACACTGGTCTGTGTGATGTTGTTCCGTGAGACCGTCATTAAACGTCTCACTATAATCTTCGTTGCCTAAATTGTAGGCTGAACGAAATGTGTTCTTTGGTACGCCAGTGGCTTTTCTTTTAGTAGTCATAGTTATCTAACCTTATATTGTTTAAATATATTGCTACCAATATCTTTACCAGTTTGATAGCGTCTTGTTTTAACCTCGTCTCTTTTATTTGCAACTATTGCGGCTGCACGTAATAATATATTACTTGGTCGTGCATTGTTTAGAGCTGAACGGGCATTAAATTCCGTGTCAGCTAAACCGCCATATTGTCTTAACATATCTTTAGCGTCTGAATATACCGTTGCGGCATCCTCGCCTACGTCCGACGGTAATTTCATACGTCTAGTTTCTTGCCTTACTTTAGCGGTAAGAGCATTAGTATGTGCAATGTTAGCTGCTGATGTTGCATTTGTTAATGCAGCAGCTGCTTTATTTTGCTGCATTGCCATTGCTCCGGCTGATGATGCTCCGGCAGGTGAACTTGCTTCTTTTGAACCGGCTAATATTGGGTTTATTCCCGCTGCTTTTAAATCAGCCATACGGCGTTGAACAGCGGTGTTGGACATTTCTCTTTGAAAGTCCATTTGTTTTTGTGTGGATGCTGTTTGGTGCGCCATTTGACGCTGTGCTTGCTCAGCAGATGCTACATTAGCACTTTTTTGGCCTTGATAACCAAATAATCCACTTAAAGCGCTTCCGGCAAAACCGAGAGCGCTACCAATATTTTTCTTAAACCAACCCATTAAAAGTGGGTTCCGCCCGGAATGCTATTAACTGGCATTGGTCTTGTACATCTTAATTTAAATAGCGAATCAAATATAAATTGAGGTTCGCTTGCTACTGCTAGTGTACGCTGTACATTTGTGTCTGTTACCTGTATCCATGAATCACCAAGTAATGGCAGGCTTGCGTATTCCTGTGCATAATGCCATGATTCTAGAGTTCCTGTTGCGTTTGAACGGAATTTGCCAGTTACTGAACTTGGCTTGTATCTATATTCCGCATAACGCTCTTGATAACCAAACGTGGTTTCGTCGGCGGCACTTCCTTGTGCATATATTTCTTTGTTTTTGACTGCTTGTTCACCAATCGTTGAAAGCGTTGGCCAGTAGTAATCATAGATTGTTTCTCTACTAAACATTCTGTTCAGTCCTTGTTGGTATGTTAAATCTGTTCTAACAGATACCATACCTATTACTATTGTGTGTTCT